AACTGAAATTCAATTAATTTTTAAGGATAAGATATGAGTAACCACTACACTTTCCGATCCACGGATCCCGAAGGTAAAGTATACAATCAATACACCGTACTCAATGGCCGTAAAGGTCCGTTACTCGCCCGCAATTTCACGGACGCTATGAAAACCAGCAATTTCCTGGCACTCGCCCATCCAGACATCAAAATTGAAGCTCTAAAAAACGGCGATGTTGTGTATACGATTGAACCTACGGAGAAGCCGTTTGGTTCGGAGGTATTGTACTGATGATCGACTACCGCGGACCATGCCTGGACTGTAACCTGCCAGGAGACGACGACCTACCAGAAGGAATGACCGACGAAGAAGCGGCCGATCTTGCGACCGAGGCAGCGATCGAGCGCGAAGCAGACCGGCGCGAGGCCGCGGATTTTCGGGATAGTGAACGCCATGGATGACTTTAAATGGCATCCGATACTTTTTAGCGGCGAAATGATCCGGGCGATTATGGATGGACGAAAGACGCAGACGCGGCGAATGGTTCGGCCTCCCATTCGCAACGGTGTGACACTGCAATTTCATCCAGACGGCTATTATTTACAGCGCTCCGACATAACAGGATTTTTTGACAAAAAAACGATCAAATGCCGCTACGGACAGGACGGCGACGCACTGTGGGTAAAAGAAACTTATATGCCTAATGGAGAAAACCATTTCTATAGTGCAACTTTAAAAGACGATCCTCGAATGAAGGATAAATTTGGAATTTTAGGAAAGTGGACGCCGTCAATTTTCATGAGACGGTATGATTCACGCATAAATCTATTCGACATCAAAATCCGGGTAGAACGGCTGCAAGACATCAGCCAATCCGATGCTCAGTCTGAGGGTGCGGAACCGGAAGGAAAAATGGTTTGTTGTCAACAAGGATTTTTTAACGGATACACCGAAGAATGCTGTGGGCACCCTACAACCGAACCAGACTTCGTCGCCGGCTATCGATTGCTTTGGGAGCGCATTAACGGCGATGGATCATGGAACGTCAATCCGTGGGTGTGGGTCATATCGTGGGAACGGGCGGAAATTCGTGGCTGATAAAGAACGGTGCCTATGTTGCGGCCGACCTTACAACTTCGAAAAGCCCAAGCGTATGTGCGCCAAGTGCAAGAACCAGATACTCGGAAACCACAAATGGACCTTCAACGACGACGGTCGTGCCCAGCACCGGAACTGCGACAACCCGCAATCGTATGTGATGAAATAAAGGAGTCTATATGGAAAGTACAAGCGATCGTTTAAATAAATGGAAGCAGGAAGAATCTTCTGATAGATCAGTTGGAACCGAGATACTATTTGAAATAGCCTGTCAATTTGACAAAGATTTAAAACTGTCAGAAGAGCAGTCCCAGGCTCGGTTAGACACGATAGGCGATGCCATGTCAGAGATCGACCGGCTAACAAGAATTATAGCCAGCAGAAACCAGTTACTCGCCACCGCACACCATGTAAATAAAGACCGACCGTGTGCCAAATATCTAATCGGAATCCGCAGACCAGAATTACGCGAATACGAATGTCCCATATGCGAGGCGCTTCGGAATGATCACTTTTTCACGGGATGGGTCGTTGTTGAGAAGCACATCGAACACGCACCTGAATAGGGCGAAAAAACCTCAATAACCAATTACTTTTTGCAAATTCCCCGTTTTACTATTAACATTCACCCGTGTTATCCTATTCACAGGTGGTCAAATTCAGTGAGCGCTAATGCAAAAACCAATTCCAAAGCTATCCAGATCAAATGCCAAGGCGCCGACTCACTCCCCATCGATGCCATCGCCGATTTTCAGGGTGGACTCAAGAACCGCACCAAGAAAGACCTCGCCCTTATTACCCGATCAATCCAACGCTACGGCTTCAGCTTCCCGTTCTTCATCTGGAAGGATGCCAAGACAAACTATTGCCTCGACGGCCACGGTAGGCTCCAATCCCTGCGCGAATTAGCCGCTTTAGGTGCAGAACTGCCTGATTTCCCCGTAGTCTACGTCGAAGCCACCGACGCCGAAGAAGCCAAACAGAAGCTACTCCGGCTTAATTCTCAGTACGGCGCCATGACTAAAAACTCCGTGCTCGAGTTCATAGGTGGCATGACCGTCGACTTCACCGAACTGCAACTTAGCTCTGGCCGCATCGCCTTCGTAGACCGGAATACCAAGGACGACGACGAACTACCCGTAGTCACCAACCCACGCACCAAGCCAGGCGACCTCATCGAACTAAGCTGCGGGGGCACCACGCACCGGCTATTGTGCGGCAGCGCTGTGGTCGCGGACGACGTGCGGAAAGTCATGGGGGGGGGGATGGCTGACTTGTTTCTCACGGACCCGCCGTACAACATCGATTATGAGGGTAAGACTAAAGAATCTCTCAAGATCAAAAACGACTCTATGGCCGACGGCGACTTTCACCGCTTCCTGGTCGACGCCTTCTCCGCAGCGCGGGACATACTAAAGCCTGGCGGTGTGTTCTACATCTGGCATGCCGACAGCGAGGGGCTTAACTTCCGTTCGGCTTGCAGCGCATCCGACCTACAGATTCGTCAATGCCTAATCTGGAACAAGAACAGCATCGTTATCGGCCGGCAGGACTACCACTGGAAGCATGAGCCATGCCTATACGGGTGGAAGGCCGGGGCGGCGCACGATTGGTTTGCCGACAGGAAGCAGTCCACCATAATCGATTGCGACCGACCGTCACGAAGCACGGAACACCCGACTATGAAACCGGTCGACCTGTTCGCCGGCCTGATAGTCAATTCTACTGGCGATCGCCAGATAGTTTTTGACCCATTCCTTGGTAGTGGCACCACCTTGATTGCTTGCGAGAAGCTTGGGCGCATCTGCTACGGACTCGAGATCGACCCAGTTTACTGCGACGTCATCATCGCCCGCTACATAGCGTGGTGCGAGTCTAACAAGCTAACAGCACAAATCAAGACCAACGGAATGCCGACGGAATATGCCCGGTAAACGAGGAAACCCGAATTTCGTCAAAGGTCACAAAGCAGGGAATCTACAGGGCCGGCCGAAAAAGGGGTTTACGCTCACCGACCTTCTAAACAAGGAACTGGACAAGAAGAACATCGAGATTTCCTCCGGGCCGGATAAAGGCAAAAAGATCACGGCGCGGGAAGCTTTGGCGGCTAAGGCCGTGAACCTCGCTATAGGCGGCGACCGCGACATGATCCGGTTCATATACCGGCAGATCGACGGCGACCCGAATCCGCAGGGGAACAGCGAAGAATCCCCGTTGCGCATAGACATGGGCGGGCCCGAGATATTCGACGAATCGCAGGAAAACGTCGAGGTATTCCGTGGAGACGCTTGATCTCTATAAGCACCAGCGCCAGCTCGTTTGGAGCCCGTGGGTACACAACGACATTGACTATCACTTCATGGTTGCCGGCTACAGCTCCGGCAAAACAACCGGCGGCGCGTCGACCCTTATGCAGCTGGCCCATCGCTACTGGCGATACCCGGTCAAGATCGGTATTTTCGGTCCAAGCCTCACGTTCCTTCGAAAGACATTGGTTGGCGATTTCGTCCGGTTCCTTCTGCAGAGTAAGTCCAAGTACCGGAACGACCGGCAGCAGAACGTTATCCAGATAGGCGCTATGCAGTACGTCCTTATCGGCACTGAGAACCCGGACGACATCTATGGCCACAACCTCTCCGCGGCGATCTCCGACGAAATGGACGAGTTACCGCAAGACAAGTGCCTCCGGGCATTCACGGCTATCAACGAGCGGACCCGGGTACCGTTCCCGGATGGCCACCGACCGTTCCAGACTCACACCACCACCGCCCAGGGCTATAAGGGTATGTACCGGATCATCGAGGACTTGAAGGACAAAAAACAAAGCTACGTCCACATCCGCGGCCGCACCGCCGACAACCTGGCGAATCCGCCGGAGTACATCGCGCGACTGGCCGCTCTGTACGACGAGAACGAGCGCCTCGCATTCCTCGAGGGATATTTTGTGAACCTACTCACCGGCCGCGTCTACCCGGGATACGACGAAGCGACGTGCATGGTAGAGCCGTTCGAAGTAGCGCCGAGCGACATTATCGAAGTCGGTCAGGACTTGAACGCCGGATTCTCTAAGGGCGTGGCCGTGGTCAAGCGCGGGCGCCGGCTGCACGTAGTCAAGACGTGGTCGTTCAAGGACATCGGAGACGCTCCACGGATAATGCGCCAAGACTTCCCGATGAATCGCATTCGGTGGTATCCCGACAACTCCGGCAAAGAAATACTCCGCGGCTACCGTAGCGAGATAGACTCGCACGACATCGAAAATATGATGTCCGGCGCCAACCCGAGTATCCTCGATCGCATATTTGTATTGAACAAGTTATTCAAAACCGCCAGATGTGCGCTGTTCGGAACCTGCAAGGATTTAGCCATCGCGCTTAAGACGCGCCAGTTCAATGATAACGGGGTGGCCGAGAAGGGCCAAGGCGAGACGGACGCAAGCCACATTTGTGACGCGCTCGAGTATGTTATATTTAGGCTTGTGACGTCGGACAAGGACTATTATGATTTGTACGAAATGACCCGTACCTATCGACAGGAGCAAAAGAAGCCATGAATTACGAATCAGTCGTCGAGAAAATGGCCGAAGGTTCAAACCACCGCAAAATCATCGAGCTAATCCTTAAAGCCAAAAAGTCAGACGGGATCATCAAAGATTCCAAAAAAGCTGTCATGCACACGCCGGACGAGATAGCCGAAATGCAAAAGCTTATGCTCGAAACCATTCAGGCCGGCATGATCGAGGACGGTGGAAGGTTCTTGTCCGTCGACGAAGCCCGGCGGTCAATTGGCAATTTTATCAAGGACAGCTACTTCAACCCGCTTACACAAATAGGAACACTGGATGACCCGAGCGTATGGAACCAAGCCGATATTCCGATTAGTATCTCGCCCTACGACGCGACGAGCTATTACAGTTCGGGCGGCATTGCGGCTTCTATCATCAACAAAAAGTCATACGGGATACTTCAGAACGGTTACCTTTTCGAAGGCACCGGTTGGTCTGATGGTGAGCTCGAGGCCTTGCTTGAACACGCTAAAAAGAAAAACTTTGACGAGTTCCTGGGTGACGGACTCCGCGATGGACTTCTTTACGGCGGCGCTCTGGTAGTACCGCGATTCAAGAAAGACACCGCCCTGACATACCAGTACCCTGTCGAGAAGCTTTTGAAACTCGGGATCATCGCTAAGGACTGCATCGACTACTTTTGGACGGCCGATCGTTGGAACGCTGTGCTTATCCCGGATTACAACATCAGTGCGCAAAGCTACCTGAGCCCGCCGGAGATTTACGTGCCTATTGCTGGCGTCGGCGTCCGGTCGGAGCGCATGGCGGTACTTCGGCCAAAGAAGCTGCCGTATTGGGGAACGCTACGCCAGATGGGGTGGGGTGTCTCGGAACTTGAAAGCTGGATTCGGTCCATGCTCGGCTACGAGGTAATGATCGCCACGCTGCCGATGATCGCGCAGCAGCTTTCTATCCTGTACAACCAGCTTCCGATCGACAACATCATCGCTCAGTCCGGGGAACAGGCCGTTAAGGACTTGGCAAATTTCAACCAGGCACAAATGAAGACTATGTCGAACGCTAACCCGCGTCTATTGAACTTGGCCGGCGAGTTAAAGACCATCGAGCGCCACTATACCGACCTCGAGGACTTGTACATGATTATCCGCCAGGACATCGCGGCGAAATCCGGGATCCCGGAGTCCGTGCTGTTCCACTCGCAGCCAACTGGGTTCTCGGATAATGAGGGCGACATGACGATGAAGCAAGCGGAGGCCACACAGCTTATTTCGTCCGTCGTTATCCCGCAGACGCAAAACCTTGTCACCATCCTGGTATACGACTGTTTCGGGCCGGATAGCCCGCAAGCCCAACGCGCCAACACCGTGCGCCTGAGCTTCGAGTCACCGGTTATCGTGACCGATGAGGAAAAGGCAGAATCGGGCGGTAAGTTCTTCGAAATGATCGCTAACGGCGCCAACGCCGGCCTTCCGATCGATATTACCGTCCGGTTAGCCAAGCAGTTCGTACCGTGGGTGGAGCTGTCCGACGCTGACATTGATCGACTTGGTAACGCGAATATGCCACCGGAACAGGAAATGGTTCCGGAAGGCCAGGGATCGCCGGCAATGGAATTTATGCAGGGCGATCAAAGCAGCGCCGCTAAGAACTTTATGGAAGGCCACCAGAAATCGGAGGCCGCGAGTTTTGTACAGAAGGCCGGCGGGTTCTCTGACTTTTTCCGCAAGTTCTTTGGTCGAAAATAGTGTTTATTTCACGAAAGCGCATTAAGTACCTTACGGACGAAATTGAAGTACTAAAATCCCAGCTGGCCGCTATAGACCAATGGATCGGGTTCCAGGTAGCCGAAAAACAGCAAGCATTGACCGAGCAACAATCCGGGCATACAATTTACGTTAAAGACTCGTCGGGTAGACCGATGGGGAAAGGTAGAAAAGAATGATTATCAAAGCTCCACGCAATTCCGGCCTTCTACTTGGCGGAAAAACCCAAGGGCTACGGTTCAACCAAACGAACCTGTATCCGAGCGCATGGCCGTTCAACAAGGCAAACAACGGATCGCCGTCGTCTGTCGCGTTTCTAAAACTGATCGGCAAGAACGCGGCCGTCACCACCATTTCGGACTTATGGACCCTATCAGGTACATTACTTCGAACCAACCCGACAGTAGGATTCACCTTGGCTGTCTCATCCAGTAGCACGAACGACACCGCGGCAGGAACGGGCGCCCGTATCGTCGAAGTAGACGGTATCGAAGCGATCACTTTCGCGGCCAAGACTGTCACCCTGACACTCGCTGGTCAAACCAAAGTCACCGATGCTTCTGGCGTTTCTTTTATTCGTATCAACGACGTGCGAGTTATCTCGGTCGGTTCGGGATTGACGAACGCCGGCATCATCTATGCCTACGACAACGCAGTCGCTACCGTAACCGCTGGTGTTCCGCAGACCGCTTCGGTCATCTACGGCACCGTGGCGATCGGTGACAACCAGACCCGACAAGCCATGTACATGGTTCCCGCTGGCTATCAGGCTCAGATAAGCGCTTACGGTATCGGCATTGAGGATGGAACCGCTACGGCACGACCAACAACCGGACAGCTTAACTACGGCGTCCCAGTAACGGGCGGTAACATCACGGAAGTAGACTTCCTACCCGGAAGTGCCGGCGTTTCTCTAAATATGCGCGACTTCGCCGAGTTCCCACTCGTCATCGACGAAAAGCAGGACATTACCATCCGTGCTACATCGGCGGTTGGAGCTGCGGTCGTCGTCGGTTGGGCCGACATGGTCCTTTTCCCGAAAGTCTAATGATCATTGAACGGAAAGTCGGCGGCTATGTTCTCGGAAAGAATACGGCTGTCGGCTTTGCAAAGATGCAGCGGCGGGGGGCTATCCTCCCGCCTTTTCGTTTGCAGGACTCTATAGCCCGCCTGATCCTGAATTACTACGAACGGGTTATCGCCGCGATCGACAAGCACGTTACCTCGCGGGCCATTCACAAAGGAACCGCAATCAAAGACGCTCCCTACGACCCGGACGATCCATTACGGGCCCGGACGCGCCTTACCAATCAGGGATACTCCAAAGCAAATAGTTTCATACCCGATCCAAACTCGTTTATTCCGAATGAGTACCGATCGCTGTTCGGCAGCCTTGTCGACCTAATATCCGGGGTGCAGACGGAAGGATACCGGGAAGCGCTGGCGAATCTACTGGTCGACGTGGAAAACGATTTTTTCCGGCAGTTCATCGACGACGCGAGTCCGCGCATCGCTTTGCGGGTGCAGTATGCGATCGAGGCCGACAAGTTATTCCAACGCAACACAGCCGGCATTCGGGAATATTACCTCGACACCGCGTTCGATCGGATCAACGAGGGAACGTCCGAACTACGAAAGACCTTCATCGAAAATATGGGTGCGTGGATCAACGGCACCGGGGACAGCACAGGCCTCGCCGACGTACTCGAAGGAGTGCGCCAGGAAGCCGGTCGGTTCTCGACGTTCTTTGCACGGGATCAAATGGCGCGTATGAATAAGGCTATGACCCTGGCCAGCTTCGATGTTGCTGGCATCAAGCGGGTGCGGTGGTTGACGGTCGGGGACAGCCGGGTGCGGCCGAAGCATAAAGCGCTGAAAGGGAACGTCTACCCGATCAACAAACTTCCGAAGGAAATACACGATTACAACTGCCGATGCGCCCTAATTCCGGTTTTGGATGATTGATTGACAAAATAATGTTGACGACTGCATAATTAAGCAATTAAAAAGACCGGCTGGTAAGGCCGGTCAAGCAGGAGGTCACGCGGCAGCTTCCGATTGCCACAAGAGATAGCATAACGCTATCGAAAGGAATTGGCAAGTATGCGGATAGCACACGGCGGGCGCTCCATTAACGACCACCTTCAATCCGGTTCGTCAAAAGAAACCATTTCCAAAAACATCGCTACCGAAGTGAAGGCCGGCAAACCTCAGAATCAGGCCGTGGCCATCGCTTACAGTAAGTCCGGGAAGTCCAACAAGTAATGGCCAATCTATACCGACGACGCACACAACTAACGGAAGCCATCCAGTTCTTTAAGAACACCCGGGGCGCTGTCCTTATACTCGTCGGTCCCGACAATTTCAAAGAAGAATCATGGGGACAGCAGAAGCGTTATTATTTGCTCAGGTCAAACGGGGAATGGTGCAGCCTTTTTCCGGGCGAGTGGGTGACGAAACAAGGTAACGCTATCTGGTCATATTCGAGAGACAACTTCGATCTGTTCTTTGAAGAAGCAGACGAGTTGATGCCAGCATAGGAGGCGACATGGCAAATCAGGTAATTACGAAGCAGTACGAGGGCCAATCGATCCAGGTTTCCGCGGGCGCCGCGATAAACCAGATTATTAGCCTTGTCGGCACTGATAATTTCCGGCAAAGCTCGTCTATGAACCAGACCGTCTGGGAAGTGCAGACCACCTTAAACGGTTGGGTCGTAGTGCTTACCGGCGATTATGTCGTTCTCGACGGCAGCAACAACATTTACGCGTTCGGACCAGACCAGTATGCACTGGCTTGGGAAACGCTACAGGCTGACGGCTAATGGCTGGTCGTCTTTACAAGGAGGCGGCGGTCGCTCGATCCGGCGTATACCAATACCTCCCCGAAGAAATCCAGCAATACATTGCCCGGGGTCTACTTGACCCGAAGGGATTCGACGCCACAGATCGGAGCCGAATCTATAACGTCTACCGGCCGGCACTCGTTCTCGAGAAAGCCGCGCCACTTTACACCAAGCAACCAATTACCGTGGAACACCCGGACCAAGAGTTAAACTCGAAGAACGTCCGGGACTTCATGGTTGGTATGACCGGCGATAGCGCGAAAGCCGTCTGGATGCCCGGTAGTAATGAAATTCGCATCATAACGCCGCTGACTCTACTCGACCAGGAAGCGATCGACGCATACGAGGACGGAACCCGCGAGGTTTCGCCCGGGTATGAAGCGAAGCTCGTCTGGAAGGATGGTGTTAGCCCGAACGGTGAAGCGTTTGACATCGTGATGGACAAAGTTTTAGAAGTAAACCACCTGGCCTTGTGTCCAGGGCCGTTAGGTGGCAGGGGGGGCGCGGAAGTCGCTATCCTCGACAGCAAAGGAGGGGCTATGAAGCCTAAAACCGGGCTGCTTTGGTATGTCAAGAAAAAACTCGGCATCATCAAGGACAGCAAAAAGAATTTCCGCGACACCCTATCGGCCGTCATTAAAGACCGGGCGATGACTGATGAAGCGGGAATGTCCAGCAAGATCGACGAGATCAAGAAGCTTTGCGCCGACCTTCCCGAGTCGGACGAAAAGGCGCAGCTGATTCGATTCATCGACGATTTGAAGTTGTCCAAGGATCACGACGACGCTACTGCCAACGAGGAAGCCGCCGTGGTCAGCGATATGTACGACAGTCTTGACGAGAAGGCTACGGCCGAAGTTAAACCTGTTGAGCAGACTAAAGCGCCGGATATGCCTCCGAAGGCACCGGAAGCCAAAGAACCGGTCAAGGACGCTCCGCCGGCAGAACCGGTGGCCGAAGTACCGGAAGCATCCGCAAGCCCCGTCGCTCCGGCACAGGACGTTCCAGCGGCACCGGAAGTCCCGGCCGCAACCGGCGATCCCGCCGCACCAGCCGCACCCGCCGCCGCTCCTGTATTGGACATCGAGCAATTCGGTCCAAATCCTGGAGAGTGGAGTGAGCCAGAAGTACACTCCGCCATGCTGTTCTTGCAGAAGGCCGCGCCGTTCCTTAAGCAGCTCATGCAATCAGACGATCCGGCAGCGGATCCCGCTACGGATGTTGTCGAGCAACCGGATATGGGCGAAGAACCCGCTCCGACTGAGGATGGCATGAGCGTCCGCGACTCAAACACGTTCTTAATGCCGGTACAGGCACCAAAGAAAGAAGCTGGCAAAGCCGCGAGCCCCGCCGACTTCGTCTCCCAAATGCTACGGAAAGGAGCTTAACAAAATGCAGAGTAACATGAGTTTCACTGCCATTGGTTTCAAAGGTGGGGCCGCGGTTAACGGTATTCCCGTTGTCGCTCAAGGCACCGCGCCGAAATCCATCGGTGGTAACTTCTCGACCTCGTCCAGCAACGACGGAAAGCAAGCCTATTTCGGCTACGTGATGTCGGCGCTACTCGAGGCACCGACGGATTTCCTCGCCGGTATTCCTACCGACGCCATTGTCCGCGGTATCGTTCAGGTCGACCCGTCGATTCTCCAGAACGATCCGGCCAAGCCTGATTTCTACCTCAAAGGATCGCCTATGACGGTGATTTTCGAAGGTTCGATCCGGTTCAACAGCTGGCTCAAAACGGCCGCTGGTGCGGAAGACCCGACCATCGGTTCGCTGATCATCTTTAAGAACACGACTGGCGAGATTCAGTTCATTCCCGACGACGGTACTGCCGTTCCGTCCGGTTGGACCCAACTCGAAAACAGCCGCGTTGTCGAAACCGACCCGAGCGGTCAGAACGGAATCGTCATTGATTTCAAACTGAACGACCTCGTGGCCATCACGTAAGCGAAAGCCAGAAAGGAGCATATTGAAATGGAATTCCAAGTACACGCTACCTTGAAGAAGGCTGCCGATTACGTTAAGCAAATTCTGAGTGACCCGAAAAACAGTCGTATTCAGAAAGCCACCGAAGGGATGGAGCTTACCGTTGGGCCCGCGAGTGCGCCCGGTTTCGGCACCGACATCGGAGCTCTACAGGCACCGATTTTCGTCATGGACTCGGCACCCGGCAGCAAACACCGCCGGTTAGGCCAGACCTTCTCAAACGCGACACTTGACGCGATGTTCAAGAAAGACCCGGAGTCGGTACGCATCCAGCCGGTTTTCAACAGCGACACCAAAAAGTTCGACATCTACATCCGGGATGCTCGGGGCCGTGTCGGAATCAATGACGCGCTTCCCGATTTGGTCGCTGGCCAGCTCCTGAGCCCGAACGGTATCAATCAGCTGCAGAACGTCTTTAAGCGGCCGCTGATCCGTTCCAACGCTCGTCGCCTGGTGAACGAGCAGACCGGGGACAATCCCTGGGCCGAAGTCATGAACCTGTACCTGGCCGACTTCTCAGGATTCGCGTCTCTCCCGACCGCAGGTGCCGCGAACAACAACATGAGCCAGGACGTCGAAGTGATCTCCGGCTTGATGACCGCCATCATCATCAACATGACGACCAGCTATCGGTTGTCGGTTGAAGAAACCGAGCGGGCAAAGAGTTCGGGATCGAAAGTTCCCTACTCCGGACAGCTGATTGCGGTTAAGCAGTCCTACGCCGAGTGGGTTCTGGACATTCTCACCGATTCGCTAATCTACTTCGGCAACGCCGCTACCGGCACCGTCGGTCTTTTGACCGTTGGTTCGGGCGCCACCTCCTGGCCGTTCGGTTCGAGCCTTAAGGTCATTCGGGACGGGGCCAGCACCACCAAGGGTGCCGACGCCTTGGCCGGATTGGCAAACGCCGTCGCCGACTTCCTGACCACGAACCAGAACATGGTCGACAAGGTCCGGGTGAGCATGAGCCCAATCGCCATGAACATCCTGTCGTCCATGCCGTATTCGGCCGAGTTCAATCCTCAGAGCGCCCTTAAGGCTTTGGTTGAGAACTTCCTGGCCGGCGAGAACACCAAAGGATCGGTTCCTGACATCGAGTTCTTTGCGGACCCGCTGTTGTCGCCGAATACCATTTTCAACGACAACGACTACGACCTTATGATCATCAGCTCGCCGGAAATTGGCGGGGGCCCAGACTATGAAGCCGAGCCGCTAATTGTGGCCGGTATGCCGCTGGACAAGTTCGTTTACCCGGTTATCCCTGGACAGTACGGGACGCCTTACAAGACGCTCCGCCGGTTCGCGGGTATTTTCGCTCCCTATACGCCGGCAATCGCCGCCTATACGGGATTCGGCACCACCACGGGGGAATAAATGTCCAAGGCTAAAGAAATACCGGATGGCGCCGGAGAGGTAGTCGTCCAGAGTTTTACGCCGCATCGTCACCGATTCATATTGCCGGAGGGTGAAATAGTCCTTCCGGCATCGTTTGACAAAAAGGACGTGTCGCAGAAGTCCTTCGATCTGTACAAAACGATCGGAAATATTCTGATAGTGCAGAAGAAGGAATTCGACGCGCTGTCCAAGAACCTGATTTTCGCGCATTTGATTGCGGGGTCTAAAAACCGCAAACCGATTATTCGGGTGCTGCAGAAAGTCCCGGATGGTTATCTGTCCGCAGACTTCCACGCCGCTATTGCTCGAGAAGAATCCGAACGCCTTAAGGGCGATCTCGAAAAGGCCAACAAATTGGTCCTGGCCGGCGAGAAGGAAGTCGCAGCGCTTAAGAAGAAACTTGAGGACATGGGTGGCATTGTATGACACCGACCGACTTCAAATATCGCGCCAGGTTCCCAACCTTAACTGACGAACAGGTTCAGGACGCGATAGATGCAGTCGAAACCCAATGGTCCGGGGCGCTTCTGTTTTGGGCATCGTTACCAACGATTATCCGGGATGCGAAGCGCCTACTGCTTGAGAATTACTTGGTCGCGTGGTATTTGACCGGACTTTATCCTTTAGCCGTTAAGGGAGTTGCGAACAACGGCGGCCTACCATTGTCGTCAAAATCAATTGGTGGTGTATCAGTCTCGTTCGCCGACCTCGATGCTCAGGAAGGCCTGAAAATGCTCGTGACCAACGTATTCGGCGCCACCGCGCTTTCTATGATTCAATCCGCTCCTGAAAGGTTCAAGATTTATGGTGCGTGACACGTTCGATCCGAAAAAACTACAGGGTCTCGCCGATCAAAACGTGACGGTCCTTGTCGGTTATCGGTCGGGTATACCGCACGTCAACAAAGACGGCAGCACCGGGCAGGATACAGCTGACCTCGCCCGATTACTGTCTTTTGGTGACGCCAAGATACCAGCGCGTCCGCACCTTGAACCCGGGATACTCCAAGGCCGGAGCCAAGTGTCCAAGGCCATCGAAAAACACTATCAACAGCTGGTGGAAACCGGAAAAGGAAACCCGGACCTCGTTGGCGCCGTAGCTGTCGGGGCTGTTCAAGAGTACGTGCGCGGTCCATACATCCGGGAAACCGTACCGAACGCGCCGGCTACCATCGCGGCCAAGGGAAGCGAACAACCGCTTATCGACATCGGCGATATGGTTGGTGCGCTGAATTACTACGTCGAGAAGGCAACATGAGCGTACCTGTAACCGGCGTGACCGTAGCCCCGACACTCGAATTACTGGTGGCCGGGGCTACGCTGCAATTAATCGCAACCGTAGAACCAGAGGATGCCACCGATCCGTCCGTCACCTGGGAAAGCGACAACGAGGACTATGCCACGGTCGATTCCGATGGACTGGTCACCGCTTTGCAAGAAGGCGGCGCCAACATAACAGTTCAAACGGTCGACGGCGACTTCACCGCGTCATGCGAGATTGCGGTCAATTCAGACGGCCAGGGGGCCATTTACGGCGAAATGCTCGATTACTTTCCCGAGGACTTTATCAGCGTTATGGCGTTCGACCAGGAACCGCTACTCAACAATGGGTGGGCTGATCCTACGAACCGCGAAGTCTTAAGTGTCATCATCCAGGACGGCAAGACCGAGACAAAAGATGCGAACGGGAATATCGTCCAGGAAAATCATCAGTTCTTGTGGAGCCCGGAAGAAATATCGCAGGGTTTCGTGGTGTGGCAGGGTCGAAGCTACCGACTAACATTCGTTAGCGACTGGCCGCGAACTGGCGGATTCTTCGCCTACGAAATGGACAAACTGGTCGGCACGGACAACGCGAACAATACGAACCCGGAATTCGACATCGGTGGGGTGGTCACGTAATGCTGACGCAAGAAAACCTCCGTGCCGCTTTAGCTACTATTTTCGATGTTGACGAGGATTTCATAGTTCCGAAGCAAGGGACATGGTGGAACGCACAAGACCGGGATCCAACGAAGGGAACCTGGATCGCTTATCTAAAGACCGACGGAGACCCGCGGGTTTTGCCGTCATGGCAGCCGGTTCCGAGAACAGACCCGATTCAACCCGGGCCTATTTCTCAAGGATGGGTTCGCAGTAAAGTAGACTTACAAATCGTCGGCACGGTCGCGGAGTTGCTGGCGAATAGCATTGTGCATTGGATAAACCGCGACGACGTAATGGCTATCTGGAACGCCATCGAGGTCCAGATGTTCGCGGCCGGGTTCGGCCGGTATCAGGTCACACCGTTTATTCAGGCCGGCGTAAACACCGTTCTGGCTTACAACGTGTCCTTCGAATTGCTGTGGTCGTCGTCGATACAAGCGACCCAACAGGTTATTAATAGCGCCGACATTACCGGCGATCTAATCGTGGAGGTTTAGAATGTCAACTGACCAGGGATTTTATCAAGGCAGTCTGGCGCAGCAATACATCGATTACTCGATTTCGGTAACGGTGCTGGCATCGCTTGGCAGTCAGTTTCAAAACGTGATGATTTTTATCGACGACGGAGATGCGGACGATAACATCGTGGACCCGCCCGGAGTCGGCGAGTATCTCGTTGTCGAAAACGCCACGTTCGCGGATTTGGTGAAGCTTGACCTTCTGGACCAGCTCCGGGAGTTTTTCGCCAACAACTCATTATCCAAGGTGTACATCGTGGAGTACGACAGCGAGACCTCGAACTACGAGGACATCGCCGTCCAATTCGCTAAGTACAAAGAATTGGCCTATTTCAAGCTGTGCTTCGAGTCCGCAGCCGGCGCCCAGATTGAATTGGCCGAATTGTGCGACGCGCACAATTTTAGCCAGTGCTGGATAGGTACGTCGGACGATAACTGCTTCGACCCGGACTCTGTAACTTCGATCGCGCACTTCCTGAATGTGGCCGGTGTAAACCCACACCTGGAATACCACAAGACCGCGGCCAACTCCGCGTTGTGCCAACTCGGCCTCTCTTTGGGTAAGCTGAATAACTCCGGGTTTGCGGTCGGGAACTCGCTTGACTACAAGAACACCAACACGATCGGAGCTTCCGGCGTGGCTGGCGCAAACCTCACCGCGACACAGGTAAACGGGCTGAAAGAGCAGTTTATCGGCTATTGGTCAACAGCAGGTTTCGCGCCATTCATCGTCGCTCAATTCGGTGGCCGGACTTTGAAAGGCGACATCTGCGGGGCAGATTGGTTTATCGCGTTCATTGAGTTTATGTGCTCGGCGCAAGGTATCCAGTACCTAACGGACCCGAACACGAACCACTATCGGAACAACGACACGTACCAAGGTTTGTTGTCGATCCTGCAGAACAACGTCAATCCGTTTGTGAGCATCCAGCTTATTTCTAATTTCAAAATCACCGCGCCGCAGTTCTCGCAATTGGCGGATACCGGAGATTCCTTCATCGTACCGAACGCCTGGGTGGCGAATTTCAACGACACCGTCCACAAGGCTACGGTTCAAGGCCAGCTGATCGTTGTGGAGCCGACGCCATGATAGGGATAGGAAACGATTTTCAATTCGCCTTAAGTGCGTTAAAGGCCGGCTATGCCGTCCGGCGTTCTGGTTGGAATAGTCAAAACCAGTTTGTGGTTTCCGATCGGAATTATCAATCGCACGTACAGGTCGGTAATATGGCCTATCCGGTGCAGCCATTCTTTTCGATTAAAAACGCGCAGGATCAATGGCAGCCGGGGTGGTTAGCGTCGCAAGGTGATATGTGCGCGTTAGACTGGGAAGTCTTAGAAAATCCGTTAGGAGAACGATAATGCCGGGACTTAATGTCGTACAGACGGTCGGGGATTTTACCCTTACCCTAATTCACCCGCTCATCGGCGCGGGCGCCGCTATCACGCTGCAAGGATTTTTGATGGATCAGGAGTTTCTGACCACGCAACAAATCCTCGACAACGTAAAGCGAAAAGTTCTGGTTGGCGGCGGAACGGTCGCTCTTACCAACAACGTTAAGGCCGGCGAACTTACGCTTAACTGCGTACAGGTATCGTCGACCGGAAATCCGCTGGACGGTGACGTTCCGCTTATCGCTTCGATCCTCCAAGACCTGGCCGACTCGCAGGGCGGATTGCTCCGGGCCGTGTTCGGGTTTAACGGCGGGAACCAGGCTATCAACTTCCTGTCGGTTCTCTTGAAGTCCTCGCCGCCGCTGAAACTTGCCGGCAACGACGTGCCTGTCTATCCGACGGTGTTCAGCTACGGCTCATACGTGCGAGGGTAAGCAATGCCCAAGTACGACAAAGAGTTCATTCGGGAATCGTCGCAGGAATTTACCGCGATGTTCAAAGCTGGTCCGGGCGGTGAGTTAATCATCGACCCGGACTTTGAAGCTTCCACCTATTCGATCGTTATAGCGGACGGATTCAAGGTGCCACCGATGCTTCAAATGGCGCGGTTCATGGACGATACAGGCGACCGGGAAGCTCAAGACCTTCTTGCGAAATACTGCATCCAAGGTCGCCTGGTGAAAGTCTCGCTCGATGAAGTCGAGATTTTCTCGTTTCAGATGAACAACATCGCGGACGCTTGGGAAGGTATACAGAAGTTCGAGGAACACCCGCTGGCCTACCAGTTCATTGTTAACGCGGCGGTGGCGTTTGTCATAAAAAAATGCTCGCCGCAGCGGAAAAAAAGACCCGGACCCGAGGCGGCGAGGACTCGAACTTAATCAAGGAAATCCAGGAGTCCGTCGGGTCTTACTGGATTTTCAACTATTACGTTTTCAGGAAGCACTACGGTTATGAGCCAAAGGATTTTGAGGACTGGTTCGATGGACTAAGGTCGCTGCCGATTATATTAAAACTTGAGGGGCCAAGGTTATGAACGTAGGCGGATTTTTTGCAAGTTTGGTTTTAACGACTGAAAAAAAGTCCTTCGACGAAGGCGTGGCCGGTATCAAGAGAATCGGTGAGGGCATCAAAGAGGCTGACGAAAACTTTGGTCAGTTCGTAAAAAAAAGCATCCAAGGGCTAATCGCGGTGACTGCGGCCGCGATCGGTGCCGGCGGAGCGATTTCCATGATCCAATCAAAAGCCCTTCTCTCCGCTCAGGTGGCAGGAATGAACACCGAGGCCTATACAAACTGGGCCAACGCTATGAAACTGGTCATAGGTACTGCCGACGGGTTCGATGCCGGCGCCGCGAAGCTGCAGCGGACATTCACGAACATCGTCTCCGACCCACAGGCTTATGAAAAGCTGGCAAACGACCTCGCGCTCATTTCCCGAAGTCTCAATATCACCGACCTTGGAAAAATGTCCAACTCCGACCGGATCAAAGCTATTTTGGATACGGCCGCGAGTGGTGGCGACCGCGGGTTCGAGTTTAGCGCCAACATGGTCGGGTCTATTCTGGGCCCGCAATTCACGACTCTGCTATATGGCCTCCGGGAGCAGAAATCGTCAATTGGACAGAAATTAAACGAAGCTGATTCCCTTCGAGCCGTAAGCACCAGTTCACAACGCGATGCCATGCAGAATGCCGCATCGCTTAATCGTCTGACCGTGGCCGGCGAACAGGTCGGCGACGTTAGTTTGACGGCTCTTTTGAAAGGACTAAAACCGACTCTTGATTCTTTGACACAATGGTTGATTGATAATAAGGAAACTATAACAAAAGCTTTTGAGACTTTAGGAATTATTCTCAATCAAGTATTGCAGACGTTAGGAACAATTCTAAGTGTATTTGGCGGAGCTTTCCATGAAATTGGCATGATGTCAAAAATAGGAGAATTTAACCAGAAAAATCCTTATATGGGAGCGATGGTTGAATCTTTAATAAAAAAAGGTGGCGTCGATTTACCGGGAGCACTTGCCCAATTGGTTGATCCGGCAAAATCAGCCGAAGGACTACGGTTTCATAATATCCAGTCCGAGGCTATTGATATGATCAACAACCTCGAAAAGTATCAAAAATCAATTACCGCTGCAGATGAAAACAAAATTTTCGGAGGTTCCAGAAGTCAAGTTGTTAACATCGATATGGGAGGATTTTCATTTGATGCGGCTGGAACTGGTATGATCGTAAACTATCTAAAAGATAATCCCGGAGCCAACAAAGCGGATGTGGCCAGGGCGGCTATGGTTGTTATTCAGGCGAAATCGGCTGGTCTAATTAAATCAGGGGCGTCTACCAAATGAGCCTTACCAGCGCGCTTCTAAGCGGTACATCCGCAGCAATCCAGATCATTCAGCAGTACATCGTTAACCCGACGATCAACGGCATTCCTATCGAGTGCGAACAATACTCCGAGTTGAACGAGTCGGAAATATCCGAGCAGCTCATCGTTTCCGTTGGTAAAGGGAAACAGTTCGTTACCGACAACATCGCTCCTAAGCCGAGAACATGGTCGCTATCTGGATGGATTGCTCCGACGTTTTTGGAACTGTCGGCCTTGTCTCCGGTCCTGCAACCAATACTTTTGCTGAAAATTCGTCAGCTTCGGAAATACTTTAACAGTCGGTCGCCAGTATTGTTTACGACTAAGAACCGCGAAGAATCGCTGCAGGTCGGTATCAAGAGTATGACCTTCAACTCGGACCCAACCATCGCAAACCGTCAGCCAATAACCCTGGTGATAAAGGAAATGCCGATTATTCAGCAGACGCTATTAACCGGAACGGATGCCGCTCCCGCGAGTCTGGACAACGTAGCCAGCGCACCGGTCGACGTCGGCGCCGTTAATGCTTTGCCAATTACTTTGGGTGATGTGCCTGGGTTTGGACCATTAGGAATATGAAGCAGCTAAAACGCATAACCAAGGCCGAACTTATCCCGCTTCCTCAAGTCCCGGACGGAACGTTCAATTTCACCTTCGTTGCAACCATATCCGGGGATCAGTACACCGTCGTGTTCAAGTTCTACCAAGACCGATGGAGTGCCTGGTTCACTTTCCCGGACGGTTCGACGCGACAGGCCGGAATATTCCCGGGGGATTTCTCATGGACCGGATACGATGATTTTGGACTCTACATTTTCACGCCTCAAGCGGTTATAGGACAGAATGACCTCGGAAACATCAGCGTTTACATGGTCAGGTGGGCGGCGTAATGGCAGTTATCAACCGGCCGATTTTCGACAAAATAGTAAACCTCCGGTTCTACAAGCGCGGCGGCGGGTTTGACGAGATACTTATGCCGCCAACCGGGATCAAGCCGAATATCACGATCCAAGGTTCTTACATTACTTCGGACATCATCGGGTCCGTAAATCTTCGAATCGTCAATTTCTACTCGACAACGCCGTTAAACGAGTACGAGTACATCGAGATTTTTTGCGGCTATAGAGGATCGCTCACCGGGACGATCAAAGGCCAAGTGTGGATCGCGTACCAGGAAAGCCCGTCGCCCGATGGCGTGACCTATTTCCAACTCCAAACCGCTGGATCGTTTACCGGATTCGTCAACGCGATTATGGCGCGGACGCATTGGGACTTAGGGTGTCAGGTCAATATCGTTTTGCAGGACATCGTCGACGCGATGACCGCCTACGTCGGACGGCCGATCACTCTACAGTCCACCATTTCGCAGTTAATAAATCTCACGCACCCGCTCGACTATAACGGCGTCGTCAAGGATTTAATGACGCTCCTGCAGGGATCGTACATCGGTCCTAAGTTCAATTACCGCATGGACGGCGATACGCTGTTTGTTTGGCCCGGGGACGGATCGACGCAACGCGTTTTCCCGATAAATTACTTCTCGAGCCCGCCGACTCGGTTCGCGGCCGGCATGACCTTTTCCTCGCCGTGGTTTCCTGACCTTCGCCCGGGCGACATTATCCAGATCGACCCGAAATATTCCAAGCAGACCTATACCGGATCAATTACGGAACTGCCGCGGAATCTCGTCGTCCAGAGCATAGAGTACGAGTTTAATACCGTCATTCCTCAAAACCACATGAGCGTTTACGCGCTGAATACGGCGGCAGCATGAGCCAGGTCGCAACCAACCCGAACGATGGGTTAGGAATAACCGAGCGGAAGTTCATCGAGGGGATTATCGGCGAGAAGTGGATTTCGGACTATGCCATCGTCCAGCAGGTGAACGGAGACGATACCGTGGACGTCGTCCATGCGATCCGGTCACAACTTCTCGATGGCCGGACGCTTCCGCCTACGATCACAAAGAACGTTGAGGTGATGTCTCTGGCCAGCCAAGCCTTCAGGATCAGCTTTCCAATACAAACCGGGGACAAAGTACTACTTATAGGATTGCGCAATTATGTACCGGCGCTTTCAGGCGTAGCGGCACCACAAGAACCGAGTGCCTTCCTGCATTATCAGCAAAACACCATGAAGGCTATTCCTTTGGGGATTTTGGCATCTTCCGGGGTGCAGATTATCGTCGACGAATCGGGTAACTTGAAAATACAAGCGACGGCCGGCCTTATTCAAATTAAAAACACCGCGCAGTCGCTCTATACGCTTCTGAACACATTGGAAACAGCGTTGTCGACATTTATGGGGTCAGCGGCGCAATCCGCTATAACAACGGCCGGCGCATCTCCGGTTCCAGCGCCTTTGGCCGCGGCGATTGTGGCACTGATGGCTACTTTCAGTACCGCGACGGCTACTATGCTGGCCGACCTTGCACAATTATTGGAGGCGTAATGGACTCTCAAATGGCCAGCACCAAGTTTTCCAACGTAGCCTATCCGACGTTTGACTTTGTGGTTAAAGACGGGATTGTCCCAATAATTGAAGGACAGGTCGAAGAAGAACAGGCGGCGGCGCTGATTACTTATCTGCAGCTGAACACGATTCCGCAACTTCCGGCGCAAGGCAGTCCATGGATGCAGTACCTTACCGGCGAGACGGATTTCAGCGACTTGGACAACACTATTCGAAACAACCTTATCGCAATAGGCCTCGTCGACTTCAATCCTGACTATGATATAGTTAACGATCGACTTACCGTAAAAGTGAGGCGCGTATGAGCTTTTTAATAAATGGCGTGGAGTGGACGCCGGAAACAGCAACCCAACACGCGCAACAGATGCTTGCCGTAATTAACGCAGATCGATCATCCCGCGGAGAGTCGCCACTTATCGCCAGTCCAGGGAATGCTGTGTGGCTAATTCTTCTCGCGGCGGGATCTCGGAACCAGGCAATCGACGAAGAAATGAACATAGGACTTAACTCGCTGAACCCGGCTCTGTGCGACGATGACCAAATTCTAAACATCCTGCCGATGGTTGGGACACAGCGGATTCCGGCTACCCGTTCGACCACCGTTGTGACTGTGACCGTAAACGATACCGGGGCGCCGATCACCATACCGGCCGGCAGTACACTTCCTTTTGGGAATATCAACTTCCTGACCGACGACGAGTACACCAACGCCACACCGCCCGCGACCATTGATATTCCGGTTACGTGCGACACGCCGGGTGCCATCGTTTGTCCGGCGAATTCGCTAACCAGCTTCGGAGCGCCGATAACGAACGTCGCGTCGGTCAACAACGATGATCCGGCAAGCGTCGGGGTAGCCGAAGAAACCATCGCACAAGTCCGACAGCGCGTTATCCTCGGCGACACGATTCCCTATGGAATAAACGCTGCGATCCGGGCTATACGGTCACTGACGGGAATTACGGCCGCGAACGTGTTCTTCAATTTCTCAAACTCTGATGACCTTACGCTTCCAGGCGACATCGACGTTCCACCGCGGACGGCTTATATCGTCATAACGGGATTCTCCGATGGTCTGGCGGTCGCGTACTACGAAGCAATGGTCGCCAATACTGTTGGTGACGAGTCGCAGAACTACATTACGCTTGCGGGTCAGGAAATCCCGGTGTTCTACAATATCGCCGTCGCGCAGGATATTTGGGTCAAGGTCTACTACGACGACACAAAGCCATTCCTGGCCGGATTCGATACGGTTGTGAAACAGAACATCGTGCAGTCACAATCAAGTTTCCTGCCGGGACAAGAGGTGACGAGTCAATTCTTATCCGAGAATCCGTTGCGCGACTTCCAACTCGCCACCTTAACCGGCGTGGAGGTTTCCATAGACGGGATGTCCTACGACCGAGTGGCGATTGTGGACGCCAACAAGTTCGCGGCGTTCGACAACGCGAGGATCGACGTAATTGCTGAATAAGTATCTCGCTCCGCAGTTTTCAGGGACGGAAGTCCAGCTTCTCATCAACACGATCTGCGACGAGTACAATCTACCCGAGGCCATCGCCAACTATTTCCGCGCCATAAACATCGACAACGCCGAGCCTGACGACCTGTACAACATCGGTCTGTGGATCGGCCTACCATGGCCGACGGCTTCCGCGCTGGTATTCTCCGGGGAAGCGTTCACCTTTGGTAACGTAGCTGACGCTCCGGAGTACAACAACCTGATCGGGTTCGGAACCATAACTGATCCGACCATCGGCGGTCTGTTTGCTTCGGTGAACCCGGCCGACACCGAGCGTATTCCCATCGACAAATACCGCCTGGTGCTTAAAGGATTCGCCTACGCGAAATACCACGGCATCACGATCCACACCATCGATGTCTTGGCGAAATCGTTCAGCGACAACTATCTGATTGGCTGGCATGATTTTTTCGAGTTCGGGGAAGGCGACGAGCCTATTCCCGACGACTCGCACGGGCTGTCCGACGACTCAGGCGACCTCGGCGGAATGCTATCGCCTGACTCTGGCGGCGTGACCGTCGATTGGGACATCGACTTAATTTTCCTGACGAACATCGGGTCGGGTAACCTTTGGGTGGTGCAGCATATTTTCGACCGGCTGTGTACCGACGTGCAAGTTATTTGCAGTATCGATGCTTGATGTGATATTTTTAGGAAGGGAGACACCATGAACGATGTTCCAACGTATGAGGACGTGCCGGTTTTTGGAACAAGCGCGGATATTTCCAAGCCTGAACCAACAACCTATGACGACGGCTATACGGGCGGTGAGGTCTTCCCCGCCGAAGAAGAAAACTGGTTTATGAACAAGCTCACGACCAACGGTCTGCTTGAGCAAGACAATTTGAACGCGACGATGGAAGAAATAATTTCTGTTTTGACCGAACAAGGAATCGCGCCAGACGATGGACTTCATGACCAGCTTTTGCAAGCCATCATCGGAATCGCTAACGATAGATTCATAGCCGGAATAACCACCTTTGTAGCTAACCCGGTGTCTTTTGATGATGACGTTGATATAGGCGGTGCTCTTCAACTGGCTGGTGATTTGTTAATCAACGGCAGTAGCTTTACTGTAAACCACACTACCGGAGCGGTTTCTTTCATCGGTGATTTGTCGATCAACACCAACAAATTCACAGTTTTAGCCGCGAGTGGAAATGTCGGTATAGCTGGTGTTTTATCTTTGGGGAAAACATTATTAATAAATCAAACTCAAAATTACAATTGGGGAGCTTCTACAACACAAGGGACTGTATTTACCGCTCTAAATGCGATATTCGGCTCATCATTTCCGAATTTTTATGCAATTCGCGGCGTAATAGACCCTGGGATAGGATATGGTCCGGCTGTTACGATCGAACGAGTAGATGCGAATACTTTTACAATTGTATATGTTGACGTCCAAAGTGCGGCTCAACATAGTTTAAACGTCGTATCAGGATCGGGAACCCAAATGGCCAGCAATGGCGCGATCTACGCTTGGTAAGGGGACGAAATGAAAAACATATCGGTATTTTCACCCGACGGAATAAACAATCCGCCCGACTCCGGCGTCATAACCAACGGCTACGAGTCGGGCGACAAACTCCCCGCGTCGAACCAGAACTACTACCTGAACGCTTTTAGCCTTCTAATCGGCGAAGCGGCCAATGTCCTCGATGCCGCCGGAATCACACCGGATGCCGACATCGACGACCAGCTATTGCAATCGATCAACATCCTTATCGGTAATGCCGTCATTGCGCAGTCGTGGAAGGCACCGGTTATCGTGGCCACCACCGCGAGTATCACGCTTTCCGGTGAGCAGACCATCGACGGTATCCTGACCAGCGCATCGCGTGTCTTGGTGAAGAATCAGGCCGACCCGAAGCAAAATGGCATCTACGTCTCAGCCTCGGGCGCATGGGTCCGGTCTACGGATGCGGACACCGGCGCAGAAATTGTCGCGGCTACTATGATTGTCGAACAGGGGACGCTTGGAGCGCAGACGCAGTGGACCAACAACAATACCGCGATCACACTCGGCGTTACGAACATCACCTTCGTTAAAACTCCGGCGCTGCTTTACTCGGCCGGCACAAACATAACCCTTACCGGAAATGTATTTTCCCTGCCGACGACCATCACGGGAAATATCCTGCTTACTGGCGTCGTTTCGATTGCTCCGTCAAGCGCGTTTAGTTTCAATGTCCCGACAAACACCGACTTCGGAACGCTAACGGTGTCGGCTGGCATAAACGCTGCGGATGCCGCGAACGGCATCCTTGAGATCAGGCAGGCCGGCGGTATACCAGGGATGTTCTTTAACCGATTGGACGGCACGAACGCTTCGCCGACGGCGGTTCAATCAGGCGATGTGGTCGGTCAAGTGCTTTTCGGCGGATATGACGGCACAAACGTATACGCGACCGCTGGTATTCGGTCAGTAGCTACTGAAAACTGGGCTAATTCAGGAAATCATCGCGGCACCGATTTAATTTTCTATCTGCAAAAAAATGCAACGGCGACGCCTGATAGTGCTTTATTGCTTGGATCAAGCGAGGTTGATCTTTATTTGGGCGGTCAAATTGTTTTGCAAGTCATTGCGGCGACCGCCCACATTACGTCAATCGAAATTTGTGATCCGCAAAATACTTCGGTCGGGACTATAAACGCCAACGGAACAACGGGTGATTTTGAAATAAACAATCTCGATGGCAGCGGCAATCTGACAATATCCGCCGGTCAAGATTTACATTTACTATCGAATCAAGCTTTTACTTTTGATTGCGGAGACATATTTAATATAAATACCAGTGGTGATTTTACTATAGTAACCGGCGGAGATTTTATCGTTAATGTTGGTGGTGGAAATGTGCATTTGCAAGGAGCCGAGATTGATTTGGAAACGAATGTAATTATTTCATCTGGTAAGACACTCCAACTTGGTAATGCTGCTGCGGTGGGGGTGGCTATCGCAAGCACTCATACATTGACAGTTAAAGATTCCACTGGAACGGTTTACAAATTACTGGCGCACACTTAATGGGTAAATCGCCAAAAACGAAAGGATGGTATGAACCGATGCTCGTAAAAATAGACGGGGTCACAGTAAAGGGTCTTGATCGAAAAGACCTCATGGATTCGACAGACGAGAAGGTGGCCAAACCGCTTCTACTCGGTCAAGTAATCGGCAAAGCGCTCACGAACCCGGCCGATGGTGCCGGTAATTCGGTCAAGATATACGAGCTTGGCCAGAAGTTTTACGACTGCAAAGACTTCGAGATCGACTCATCCGACGCCGATCTGGTCAAGAAGCTAATTGAAGGTTCCGGCATCGTGTCGGTGCTGATCAAAGGCCAAGCCAAGCTCCTACTGCGCGGTGAAGATTAGCCCATGAAGGAAATCGCCGCGCTGGTCGCATCGAGCCCCATACTACAAATCGTAGTCGGGGCTTTTGTTTTAGGCATCACTGGTCTGATCGTCGCTATCGTGGTGGTCATAGTTAAGCGCGGGATCAAGATCGGCAAGATCATCGAGATTCGCGGCATGAAGGAAAAGAAAAGCCCGTCCGTCGAGCTTGCTCTTCTGCCTTCCACTGCAAAGGATGAGAGCCGAACCATCGTCCAGGAAGGTGCGGCCGCATTCTGCGAGTACCTCACGAAGCTGGCGGGCGACCTGATATGCGGCAAGGAACAGGCTGGCTGCCGGCATTCACAGGCCGAGCATGAGTACGCTCTGATCATCGAATCGCTACAGCACAACCTTGTCGGCCAGATCATGCAATCGGTCGAGCGGAACCACTACGCCGAGCTTACGGATAGCGAGTGGATCAAGATACGCGACGACCTGTTTCGCCGGATATTCTTCGGCGCCGAGGCTTACATCGAGAAGCGATTCGAGAGCGTCGATGTGCAAGTCACGGTTCTTCGTAAGCTAGTGGAGGATCGGTCGTCGGACTTTCAGATTATATTTAACGCCATGGCCGAGCGTATCCGTGGCGTCAGTCAGCGCCGGCTTAAGCGAGAACAAGAGATTGGCGCACCGGAGGCTAATTTATGAACATAGTGCAGGAATTAATCCCACTCGGGCATCCGAACCGACCCGGGTTCAAAATGGTCGACGTACTGGTGTTCGTGGTGCATTGGACCAACAACGACCGTCCCGGCATGGACGATTGGCGCACTGGCGAGTACTTCGCCCGTCCTTATGTTCAAAAGCCAGAATTAGCCGTTAATGGCTGGGACAAGCAGTGGTTCGAGGCGGACGGCGTGACACCGTTCCGATTCGGGTCCGCGCATTTCGGTTGCGACGACAACTCGATCACGCAGTATATGCTCGAGGACGACGAAGCATGGCACTGCGGCGATATTTCGGCGGATCAGAACGGACACCCGGACTGGGAGTACATTCCCAAGAATAACGGGTTCGGCGGTTACCGTCCTATAGTCGGTCACCTTCTCGGCGGCAACCCGAACAAACACGCGATCGGCGTCGAGATCACCAACAACACCGACTCCATCTGGACGAAGGCCGTCGACAACGCCATCGACCTTATCCGGGATTACGCAGCGCGACGCAACCGCATGATTTTGCCGTTCAACTGCCTGACACCGCAGCAGCAATTCAAGATGGCGGACGGGGAACTTCTGGTCGACCGTCACTACGACATCACCGGGAAGTACTGCCCGCGGCCGATGGTAGAGAACTATGCGCAGTGGGCGGCGTTCGTCGAAAGGTTGGCTTCATGAGCGATTCAAAGCCTGGATTCTTAAAAGGTCCAGACGGAATATCATTGTCCATGATGCGCCTGAATATGCTCATCGGGATCATTCTGACGGCGCTTTGCGTCCTTCCAGGAATCGCGCTGACAATCTATCAAGCGCTTGTACCGACCGCCGGAACCAGTGGGCTTGCGCTCGTCGGCCTTGGTGTCGGAATCTATACCAGTGGTGCCCTGGCTAAAGCAATTCAGTCTGGAGCCGAAGCTAAGATGATGGCCGCGGTCCAACCAATAAACCCGACAGCCGGCGGCGTAGGGCCATGAGGAGTATGTATGCGTGGATCATTGAGAAACCGATTCGTGTGTTTGGTCTTGTGCTTATCACAATTGCCGGCACTGTCCTTGGGACAATCGAACTCGCCGGAACCGTTGCCGATCGACAGCTCGACGAGCTCGACCAGCGACTTAGAGAAAATTGCCGAATCCTTGGACAAGTCGTTGCTCGAGGTGTTGCAATCACAGCAGACAATGTCCGAATTGGACTCGAAAATAGAGCAGCAAATATCCACAATCAACGACTTACGGAAAACCAAGTTAGACTCGGACAAGGAATTGATCGAGCAGCGGATCAACTTAGCGACATTAGAAGCTATACGGCAGCAGCAGAAAGCCAAATTGGATCAGCAGCAGACGGCATACGATACGCTATTCAAGAACTCCGCCGGAGCATTGCGGATCGCAAAAGAATTGCGGACGAGCTTAGAGCTGTCAAAAATAATTAATTTTATCGCTGTGCCGCTGGCCGTCGGCGGTATCATCCTGGCCGTTATTTCAATAGCGAACGCCGCGAAAAAATAATAGTGCGAGTCCGACACTTATTTCTATTCGCAGCCTTCACCTTAACCGCGGCCACCTTCGCCGACTTCTGCACGGCGTTCCTTACCTCCAAATCGCAACCGCCCGACCATATTACCGCCATCAAAACTTCCTACGGACACGAGAAGATTCCATTTGACTATGCGCTGGCGTGGGGACTAATCAAAGCCAAGGTCAGGTACAACGTCGATATTCCGGTCTGGATGATCCGGCGCCTGATCCAATGGGAAAGCGGAACGCGGCAGTGTACAATTAACCACAACCCGAACGGCACCGTGGATCGTGGGTTCGGGCAATTGAACAGCGGGTCATATTGGGACTTCGCTCGGGAGTACAATGGTGGTGAAGCGTTTAATCCTTTCGATCCTATTGATAATCTGTCTGTAACCTGCCAACACCTGGCTTGTATGTATTTAGCGACAGGGTCTTGGCCAGACGCTATCGCCGCTTATAATATGGGACTGCCGACGCTACAGATCATCCAGAAAAAAGGCATGAAACTGCCCGCGCCGGTCCAGCGATACCTACACTTCGTTTTCCAGGAGGGAACATGAGAACCTACGGACACATCAAGGACGCGATTGACTTCCGCGACCTCAAACACCCGAACAAGCCGTTGTTCACCAAACTTCCGGCCGCGATCGACCTACGATCGAAATGCAGCCCTGTCGTCGACCAGGGACAACTCGGGAGCTGCACCGCGAACGCCATCGCCTCGGGATTGCGGGAATATCTGGAATTATCGGCAACTGGCAAATCCGAGTCCTTGTCACGCCTGTTCCTCTACTACTACGAGCGCGTCCTCGAAGGAACTGTGAACTACGATGCTGGGGCTCAGATACGCGACGGCATGAAGGTGCTACAAAAGCAAGGTGTCTGCCCGGAATCAGAAGCGCCATATAACATAGTGGAATTCAAGAAAACGCCGTCTGTAACGGCTCAGGTCGACGCCGCGAAACATCGCATCAGTGAGTACCATCGCGTCACCTGCCTATCAGCCTTAAAAACGGCCTTAGCGCAAGGTAAGCCGGTTGTGGTGGGTTTTTACGTCTTTGAGTCCTTCGAGGGTGATGTGGCGGCGCGGACGGGAGTTATCCCTATGCCGAAGCGAGGTGAGCGACGCCTTGGCGGTCATGCGGTCCTCGCGGTGGGATATTCGGACCCGCACGGCTGGGTGATCATCCGCAACAGCTGGGGAACCGGCTGGGGCGACCAAGGATATTGCTATATGCCGTATCCGGTGTTTCGGAAGCTCGTCAACGATATGTGGACCGGCCAATAGAACTACATGGTTGTGTAGTAAAACCCGCAGAAATGCGGGTATTTTTTTGCACTTTCGGCAATGTTGATCGACTTCTTTTCCTTGATTGGTAGTAGTATTACTACATAGCCAAGGGGGCAAGAAAAGATGAAAACATACGACGAAATAGCAAAGGCGATGAAAGACGAAACGGTTTCTGAAAAACTTAGTTACATAACAAGCCTTACTGACACCAAGGTTTTGCTTGACATAGTAAACGGAAAAATTAACGCCGTAGAATTAGCGAAGTGGGCGATTGCAAATCGAGGTCTTGGTAAGACTGGCGAGTGGGTCGGATTCGATAATGCCAAGAAGATTTGGAGCGGAAAATGACACTGATGCGAATTGACATGAACGATAAAGGCGAGAACACCGGCATGATACTTCGACGGTTTCCTGGCGAAAAAAGATGGTCGCCAGCAACACAGCCAGAACTTCAGCACTTGTATGATTCCTTCAAAAAAGGTGCGATGCTCGAAAAAGAAGTTGAACCAGGCATTACGATTTTTTACACAGAGGATTAGCTGACGGGGCCGCTTCGGCGGCTTAAAGCACGGTGCCGCGCATCCGAACGGGCGGCAGAAGGAGATTTGATGCGCTATTGCATAGTTCTGATTAGCTTGATTTTTGGTAGCTGCAGCCTGGTCGGGATAACGCCGACTATACCTACCTTTAGTTCAACAGACGAAGCGCGGCATTGGATTGAGGATAACGTGCAGTACCAATCGGAGACTGGATGGGAACCGCCCGAGGAAACGGTCCAATACGGCAAAGCTGATTGTCGCGGTTACGCGCTACTTCTCGCCTACATTCTGGACAACCAGTTCCACGAAAAATCGTCGCTAATCTGCATAGAGCAACCGGGAATCAATCAATCACTACGTCGTCGAATGGAACCACGGATGGTACTCGCCGCAAGTTTACGACGGAGCTATTGGCGAAGGATCAAAAAAGGAACTGGCGCGGTATACGCTGGCACAAGGTCTTGATTTCGGATTCAGGCATTGTAAATAAGGAGGGTGACGAATTGCATTTTTACCACGTAAAGGCCAAGACGGCCTCGGGAATAGTCGAGTCTGCAGAACAGGGAATCCGGGCAGATTCAGCCGCCGACGCTGAAAGGAAAATGGAACGGTCGATTTTCGGCGAATGGGGCAAGGCAAACGCCGGCTCCATTATCGCGCAGGTGATACCGCCTTACCGCGAGTTCGAGGTTACGGCGAAATTTATCAACGGCAGCGGGTGGATAGTCTACCACCGGACTATCGGATTTATGTGCGCCGACGTCGGTATGCTTCCGACCGACAAGGACTTGGTTATTCAGTACGACTTACGCGAGACGCCGATCGACGTGTGCCTGGAAACCTACGAGGCGATTCTGACCTTTGCACTGAACCGCGACTATTTCGCCTGACACCGACCCGCAGCCTTTTCCCGCGAGAAGGCCACGGGGCGAAAGCCAGGAGGTTTTATGGTAAAGCAGATTTCCGCCAACCTATTCACAATCGAACCAGGGGACGCGACGCACTATGAGTTCACCATCGTTCGAAACGGTGATTTCGTCATCGGTCACGGCCGGCCGAATTTCATGGAGTACAGATACGAATCCTCGGAAATCGAGCAGTTTTTCGTCCGACATCCTGAGATTAAGAACGCCAGCTACGAGAACTATCAAACACTCGCCATCCAAGGGAAGTTGTTCGACGACCAGTTCGCGTCCTACATCATCGAAAAATCCGGGTGCAATCCATGGACAGCGTTCGCGTTCCTGCGGTGCGCGGCGTTTTATTTGGAAAAACTGCAAACAGGAGGTTTACAAGTAGTATAAAAGGTAGTAATGTTGCCGTGAAGGATTAGCTTAGCGGTTAGAGCGCTGTTAGCCAGATTTGATTTTTCCCGCTTCGGCGTGGCGCAGAGTTTGGTTACTTCAACTGTTAATTGAGAGGCGCCGGTTCGAATCCGGCATCCTTCAGGTTCGGTGGCGTTGGAAACGGTTACTTCTAACATCAATGAAAAAAAACCGTTTCTGCTTATTCCCCGATGTTTTTTAGTTTTGATACCGTGGCGCTGGTTAGGGATACTTCTTGGGGAAATACACCCTTAACCGTTAATTCCCGGTTGTTTGTAGGGCGCTTAGTTCAGTTGGTAGAACGGCGGATTTTTAATCCGCAGGTCAGGGGTTCAAATCCCTTAGCGCTCTGTGTCCGTGGCGAAGATGTGGGTTACATCAAGCAAAGAAAACCACATCGATAATTCCCGGCTATGTTTTTATTAAAAAAGGTGGCGCAGACGTAGGTTACTTCAATCAAGCAGGATGTCGTCGGTTCGATTCCGACCGTTGCGCGAAAGCGTGGCGTAGCTCAGTTGGTTAGAGCTCCCGCACCAAAAAGCCCTACGTCGCATATTCCCCTTTATTTCTGATGGAGGTTCTCCATGGCGACAATCAACAAAAAGTCACCATCGATCTACACGCACGAAGGTGCGAAGGCCATGCGGGTCGGCGCGGAAGCGCAGTTACGCCGGTCGGTCATGTCCTGCCTACTTTGGGAGCGCGAGTTCTACGAGGACGGACAGGATATTGCGCAGCGCATTAACGATCTGGTCCAGGAAATACCTGACGACGACCTGATCGGTTCCATTGCGGTCGAAGCCCGCACAAAGCAGAAACTACGGCACGTCCCTTTGTGGATCGCTGTATGCCTGGCGCGGAAGCACTCGAGCATCCTTCGGTTGTTGCTGCCGAAAATTATTCAACGAGCCGACGAATTGACGGAATTTCTCGCCTTGTACTGGAAGGACGGAAAGCGGCCGCTGGCCAATTCTGTCAAGAAGGGATTGGCGATTGCGTTCCAAAACTTCAACGAGTACCAGCTGGCTAAATATAACCGAGACAATGCGGTGAAGCTTCGGGACGTTCTATTTTTGTCCCACGCGAAGCCGAAAGACGGTGTGGCGCACTATACCCGTAAAGAACGTAAGGCCGGAATGGAATTGCCTCCGGGCGAAGGAAACCTTCTGTTTCACAAACTGGTGAACGGACAGCTTACGACGCCGGACACCTGGGAGGTCGCACTGTCGGCCGGCGATGACAAAAAGGCATCATGGGAACGGCTCATTGTAGATAAAAAGTTGGGCGCCTTGGCCTTACTTCGGAACCTGCGAAATATGCAAGAAGTGAAGGTTCCAGACGATATTATTCGCCACGCGATCCTGGACATGAAAACGCAATGGGTATTGCCGTTCCGGTTCTTGTCGGCGGCGCGATACGCTCCGGGATTCGAGGACGTTCTTGAATTGGCGATGTTCAAGAGCCTTGAGGGTTCGCCGAAACTTCCGGGCGTCACCGTATTACTCGTCGACAACTCGGGATCCATGTATTCATCGAAGGTATCGGCTAAATCTGAGTTGACCCGGGCCGATGCGGCTTGCGCCCTGGCGGTTCTACTTCGGGAAATTTGCGAACAGGTACGAATCGTATCGTTTGCAGAACTTCCGTCCGATGTACCGCCGCGCCGCGGGTTTGCGTTGATCGACGCGATCAAAGCGACGCCATCTGGAAATACGATGACAGGCGACGCTATCCGGCATTGTTACTCAAAACCATTGGACCGGATCATCGTTATCACTGACGAGCAGAGCCACCAATCGGTACAGGGACCGCCGGCCAATGTGAAGGCTTATTTTGTGAATGTCGCGTCGAACAAGAACGGTATTGGCTACGGTCCATACCACCACATCGACGGATGGTCCGAATCGATCGTTTCCTATATCCAGGCTGTCGAGGGTCTAAACGCGGCGCCGGATGTTTCAGAGGATTAGTATTGGCCACCGCGCTACAGGGGGGATGACCTGCATATAAAAACCCTGGGTAGCTGCAAGGCGTTAAACCCGCCAGCGATGGTTCTTTTGGAAGTGTGGCGAAATGGTAGACGTAGCGGGATCAAATCCGCCGATGGGAACATCGAGATAATGTCGAGGCCGGAAACGGTCATGCAGGTTCGAATCCTGCCGCTTCCAGAGAAGTCCCACACCATAAGGTCAAGGTGAAAGGGCAGCGGTGGCCGTTTGTTCGGCACAACAACACCGGCGACTAAATCCTGTGGTTGATTGCGCTTGCTGTGTGCGATGTCTATAGCAGGTTAGCGTTTACGCTAAGGCGTTGGTCAAACCAACAATCAACCAGATCATTGGTGCAGAGGTTTGGCCAATGATTACCTGTTAATTCGGTAACGGGCGCCGGTGTTGCTGTTAGCCTCCGGCGCCCAAAAGGAGGTTACATGAAAGGTAATTACGAATCGTTAGTTTCATTTGCGCAGGAGATCGACCGTCGCTCAAAGGCGGCGCAAGACTTCCGCGTTCCGTCGTCTGGTATCAAGATGCTTTGGGACTGCCGACTGGAACTGCAAGGTGCCGGCGAGTTCAAGATTCAAGACTTCGCGCACAGCCAGATCGCCAGCAAGCTTGAAATTCCAAAGATTTACTACGACAAGATGGCCGCTATACCGGGACTTCGAACGCTCAACGTAAACCATTGGTTGAACAAGCCGAACCGCGCCGAGAAGGGTTTCCTGGTACGAACGCTGGATGGCGAAAACCGAGCCTTCTTAAGCGATCGATACCGGCCAATCGACAACGTGCAAATTCTGAGCGCCATATTCCCGGCGGTCAAAGACCTTGGCGACAATATCCTCGTCAAGTCGCACTCGATCACGCCGGAGAAGATGTTCTTGCAGCTGGTGTTCCCTGGCGTATCCGGCGAAGTGAAGGTCGGCGACGTGGTGGAGGCTGGCGTCACGATCAGCAATAGCGAGATCGGCTCAGGAACCTTCGTGATCCAGAAGCTCATCTGGCGCCGCATCTGTTCGAACGGCATGAACGGACAGAACATCCTGTCGCAGAAGCATATCGGCCCGCGCATCGATTCGGACGACCATCGAATATTCCGCGACGACACCTTGCTTGCGGAAAATAAGGCTTACGAACTAATCATGCGCGACACCTTCGCGGACGCAATCAAAGGCGCGTGGTTCGAAGCCGAGGTCGCCAAGATGAAGGAAGCCGCCGAAGACGTTATCCGCGATCCCGTGCAGCTCGGGAAAAATATGGTCAAGGAAAACATTCTGAGCTTGAAGGACACTCAGGCGGTACTGGTCAATCTCTACGAGGAAGGCCGGACGCGCTGGGGACTCGTAAACTCGATCACCGCACTGGCGCACAGCATCGAAGACCCGATGCAGCAATTCGCTTACGAAACCCTTGGCAACGACGTGCTATCGATGCCAAGGTCGAACTGGGAGAAATTAGCAGCTTAACCAACCCTATTTCCCGTATGGTTGGCGCGAGATAACCGCTTACGGACTCGCAACCCTGTCCAAGGCCGTTCGTCTTGCCCCGAGCGATGCCGAAAGACAGTCAGGACACGATCTGCTAACGAGATCGGCCGGATTTATCCGAAGTCTGCCGGACGCTGTAACCGGACCCGCGAGGGAAGGAATGAAACATGACAACCTATAACGTCGTTATAGTCTTACCGCTTTCGGAAATATCGGTCAGTCTGAAGGAGTTTTTCGAACGGTTAAATACGTCTGTCGCTGAAGCCGGCTTTGATCAAAAGATACAAGTGACAACGGATTTGCAGTACGGAATACTGACGGCAGGACGGCCATTAAAGTACGATGAAAGGAAAAAGGTACAGGAAATCATGACAGATCAGATGCAGAAAATCACCGCGCTTTCGGGCAAGGTATTTTCCGTCGAGCTTCGCCGTAAGTCCTTCAGTAAGTCAAACAGTTAGTCGCCACCATGGGGCGCAAGTAGGCGAAGAATACCCGGCTAAGGCTGGCGATGATCAACCGAACGCATACCGGCGCGGTCAGTTTTGCAGTTAGTAAGGCGATAGAAGTATCGCTGGTAATTCCGGCCGGGGTGATTCCCGGCCTTTTCTATTCCAGTAACTTTACAATTCAAACCAAAGGTAGTAGTATTGCACCATAAGAGAGGTACCGCATGGACGCTCCGTTGATCTACGAACGCATCCGCGTGATTATGTCCGAGCTTGGTGCGATCGGTAAGGAAAACACCAACAAAGAGCAAGGGTTCAAGTTCCAGAGCATCGACGACTTTTACAACAAGTCGAAGGAACTATTTGCCAAGCAAGGCGTGTTCACCACCTGCGAGGTTGTATCCGAGCGATCCGAGGTAACAGAATCCACCAACGACAGCGGAAAAGTCCGCAAGCTATTCTGGCACGTCGTCCATTGCCGCTATACCTTCTGGGCGCCAGACGGTTCCAAGGTGACTACCGATTCGATCGGAAAGGCCTCGGACTACGCCGACAAGGCCGGCAACAAATCGATGGCCTACGCACACAAGTACGCTTTGAAGCAGATTCTCCTGGTTACCACTAAAGACGACGAGGACGGTGACCTGGAAAGCCCAGGCAATGAACGGAAGTCAACCGGCGGAGCTCCGGCAACAACCCGGCCAGAGACTGGCGACGTTTCAAAGGTCCGTGAACAGCTCGACGAGTTTCTTGTGGGAGCCGTTAACGCCGGCCGGTTGACTGCGGCGGAATGCAACAAGGAAATGGCCGAGTTCGACAAAAAGCCAGACAGCGCCAAAGGGCCATACGCCGCTTACATCATGCAGCGGTACGCGAGAACATAGTTGGACGGCATCCATTTCCGAATCATCGAAACGGCCTCCGACGGTGTACTGGTTCTTCAAATCGAAAAACCTGACCGCGGAACCTTAAAACCGCTTGTCATCGAGTATTTCACCAAAGCGCGAAATTCGGCCAAATCTTCCAACAAAACAAAACCGGACAAGTCCGACCTCCCTATGATGGTCATGGACCTAAAGTATTTTCGCAAGAAGCGGAACCTCGACCAGAACGCGCTGTATTGGGCCCTGGTCGACGTTCTCGCCTTCGAGGTTTATCGGGACCACGACGAGAAGTGGAAGGCGATGCTTCACGAAGAGCTGCTGCAGATGTACGCACCTCGCCTTATCGGAAAGCTGATCAAGCGTGAAGTGATCGTCCGGTCAAGCGAAATGAACACCGTCGAGTTCTCCCGGCTCGTTGAGGGTACGTTTCACGAACTGGCGGTCAACGGCATAGAGGTTACCGAACCGGCCGACATCGGACGGTATTGGCGCGACTGGCAAATTTGGCGATCGCAGCAGGAAGTCGATCCGCTTCGAGGATCCTATCAGAACGTCATGGACTACCGGCGCCGCGTAAACTTCTGCGAGGCCTGTTTGAAATACCTTGGTGGTGAGGAACGCGGGTCTATGGCACACATCATCAGCCGGGGCGCGGGCGGCGTCGATGAGGACTGGAATTACCTCCGGCTTTGCGACACCTGCCACACCGGCATAGGCGGTGTCGAATATGACCAAGTCATGTTTGATAAGGTGGTCGCGCAACACAAGGTTGGATGGCATGAATTTCTCGAACGCAACAGCCATCTTTTATGGAAGGTCGACAGGGCGATGAAACACGCCGAACCGATGCGGAATGTCACGCCGGAGCCGCTACATATCGAAGCGGACCCGAAAGAACTTGAACTATTTTAAGGGGGCATCATGATCGTGCAGATTACCTATAAAGACCACGGCCGCGACCGGGTATTCGAAGTGGAGCAAAAGACGCGCTACCAGTGCGCTATAGCGGCGCTCGACGAATTGGAACGGCGCGGGATCAAAAGCTACGGATTGGGCGTCGTCGTCCAGAAGGGACCGGTTAGAAAATGAGCAAAGTCGCAAAAGGTCGCGTTCGCGTAACCGTGACATTCCAGGACTATGATTTCGCCGACTTGGCTTTTTATGGCCGGGCCAAGGGTTATCCCGGGTCGAACGACAAGATGGTGGTGTCTAATATGCTCCACGCGATAGCACTCACAGAAATGCGCCGGAACGCGCTTACCGATTCGCAGATCAAGAAATACTTGACGCACAACCCGGAATATACCGGTCGATTCTTGGAAGCAGCTCAAGGATTAAAAAACGAGGGGCCACCACTCGGTCCTTCGTATAGTCCGACGAACCATGTAACCGCGCCACCGGCTGTTATTATTCCGAAAAATGGCGCTTCTCTTTCGCCGGCTGACGTTGTTAATCACGTTAATTCGCTTCGAAAAGGCACCGCGGTATGAGCGACATCGAGCATCTTCCAAAACCGACAAACATTATCGACTTTTTCGAGAAGTACTTCGACCATGGCGAGGGCCGAGAGCGCACCGCATTCTACCCTTCCGAGGTCACATCCTGTACGCGCCAAGTCGTTTACAAATGGAACGGCACCGGAAAATCAGAACCGATAAAAGGCGGCGATTGGTGGCCTATGAAAATCGGCAATTCAGTCCACAACATGATCCAGTTCGTGATGCACGACATAGCTGATCACGAAGAACTGATCCGCGCTATAGCCTGGGAAGGTTTCAGCGTAGACTCGGAAGTTCGCAGCGGTAACGTCACGATCGAAGGCCTTAAGCGACCGATTCGCTACCGCCTCGACATTATTTTCGTCGACCAGTCCGGCATGATCTCGGGAATCGAGCTTAAGACGGCCTACGGCTACGGCATGAAGGATATTAAGGAAAACGGTCCAAAGCCGGCCGCGCTCATGCAAGCGATCCTGTACCTCGAACTTTCCGGGATTAAGCGGTTCTATATTCCCTACGTCAGCCGGGATTCCGGGGACCGTGTACTTTTCATTCTCGACAAGCACGAGCAGGGTTATTTGCTCCGAAAGATGTTCCCGAGCGGCGATATGGTCGAAATGGCGCGATACAGCCCTGACGTTTATACCAAGGGTATTGATCGATTCAAAGAGGTCGAAAAGCACCTTGACGCCGGCACTATCCCGGATAGGCCTTACATCGTGGCTATCAAGAACGGTGAAATGAAAAAGGATTTCCAGCGCGACAAAATCAAGTACAAGTCGGCGTGGCAGTGCAACTACTGCTCGTTCGCCGCGCATTGTTGGGGACCAGAGCTTAAGAAGTATTCCGCCGGCGATAACTACAATCAGGTTATCGCGGCCATCCTTGGAGGGGACGACGAAGAATGAAACAGATCGACAAGGTTTATAAGGCGCAGAAGCAGGGGAAAACCGGCTACACGCTCACGGCATCGGACGAGGTGTTCGCATACCTCGGTGTGGGTGAATCTAACCCTACCTACCACGGGTTCATCGACGGAAAGGACTTTGTGCTGTCGGCTGTCAACCAGGGGCCGGGCCTCAAGTTTAGCGACTACACCGTCCGGTCAATCGATAAATGGAAGGGATCGCGGGTGATTACCCTGCCGAAGATTTGGGGCGATCACGCCGGTATAACGCACAGTTCGTCTATCATCAAGTACGAGGACGAGTTCAAACCAGACAACCACACGCGCATTCCCGTCGTGCGCATCCGGTCGCTGGTCGACGCGCTGACCATGGAATCAGAGGGGGTGCAACGTGCGTAAAGTTCGGTATGTCAATATCAACCCGTATATCGACAATAAACGGCGATTCGCCACCATTGAAGAACTGGCCGCGATTTATGAATATGATGATGATCTGGAATTACCAGACGGCGGATTAAAAGAAGGATTGCATTACGAAGTCGTAAAAGAAAACTTAGAAGAATTCATTTTAAGAGTTTTCGGTAAAGATTTTTTCTTTAGACCAATCAGACCAGGCGGAATAATGTATTCTTCGGATTACCGAAACGTGCGGTTCTTGGCCGTCTTAACTTTCATTCTGGTAATGATGTTGTCTTTAACCAAAGTGTTCTCGCAGGACGTTCCGGCCGGATATATCTATTACGACTACAGCATGACCAACGGATCGATAATGGCCGCGAAGGTCGGCGACAAACCTGGCACGTTCAATTGGTACATAACCGGCAAGAAGTTTACCGTGATGGTCCTGGACGACGTGGTCCAGCTGTTCGACGCGACCGGGAGTAAACTTATGATCGCCTACCAATCCGACAACGAGGTTCATTGGCAGGAAGTTAATCGGTACACCGGCGTGGTCGAGTACGACACCATCTTGCTGGAAGGATCGATGGGTTACAACATAACAGTTAAGACCATCGCGGCGTCCCACGCGCAATAGTTGATTTTTATGGAACCGTAGAGTATTATTTCCGAGTCGGACTAACCACCCGGCTACATACGCCAGCGCCAAATCAGATTGCTAAAGCCTTCTGGTTCGCCGATATAACCCTTTGCTGCGCGGGGGTTTTCCTCTTGGTCGAGGACGGCGGGCCAGGGGCTTTTTTATTCCCCGGAGGACATCTTGAAGTATGAAGATATTACAATTGCGCAATACGATTATAAAAAGTGCGCTGGCATGGATTTGAACCCGACTGATTTGATGATATTTAATTTACTTTGTCATTGGTTATATAAAGGAATGAATTTATTTTCACCAGAAATGATCATCAAGTCTCTTCCAGCTATTAGAATAAAACAGCGGTACGCAATTAACAGAAAAATAAAAAAACTTATCGATAGTAAGTTAATAACTTTATCCGATGATCGTGAAATTATAGCTTCGCACTTGAAAATAAAAAACACTGTTTCGCCAACTGATTATTGGCTTCCATTATGCCTTTGGTGTGGGAAAGAATCCATGATTCTTGAAGATCACCATTATCCTGTTTCAAAAAGTAGCGGTGGTAATGAAACTGTAAAAATTTGCCCGAATTGTCACCGTGATTTTCACATGGTTTTAATCCTCGAATCTGTCAATGAAAGGTTGATTCTTAAATGACATCGCATATTTTTGACACAGACCACGCTATAAAATACGGCGTGGACGAAGCGATTTTAATAAGCCATTTCCGTTTCTGGATACTAACCAACCAACGTAACGACCGTAATTTTCAGGATGACCATTGGTGGTCTTGGACTTCAAGACGCGCTTTATTGGCATTTTTTCCTTATTGGAACGATGGGAAAATAAAAAGGGTTTTAGAAAGCCTGATTAGTCAGCAGGTTTTGATAAAAGGTAATTACAACGACACCGCTTACGATCGGACAAGCTGGTATGCGTTCAAAACTGAGTCGGAGTTTCTAGACCAATCGATTGTTGAAAAACAGCCAATCCATTGGTCGAAAACAGCCAATGGATTGGCGGAAAATGACCAACCTATACCAGATATTAAACCAGATATTAAACCAGATATTAAACCGAAGATGTACGACCCCGAATCGGTGCCGTACCGGCTCGCGGTACTTCTGCGCAAAGAGCATCTCACCATCGATCCGCAGTACCTACCAGCAGGACCACCGACCGAGAAGGTTTTGCAAGGGTGGGCTCGGGACATCGACTTGCTGATCCGGGTTAATAAGCGCGACGCGAAGGAAGTGGCGAAAGTTATTCATTGGATCAAGCGCGATTACCATCCGGGCGGCGATCCGCCTGGTTCAAACTGGCACGGATGGGCGACGGTGATTATGTCCGGGGATAAGCTTCGGAAAAAATACGACACAATTTTGCCTAAAATTAAAAACAATGGTAGTATTGTTAGTAACGAAAATAGTAAGGTTCAACCAGGGACGGCCGGATTCGATTTGTTATCCAAGGCCGCAAACAGAGGAGCGCCAGTTGAGCGAAATAATACGGATCGGTGACGGTTCGGTTCCGATTGGAGATCAGAACGTCGAACTGCGGCAAATGGCGGATATTTTCTCGCAAGAGAACGCCGAGGCTGCGGCGCGACTCACGATCAAAACTATGCGCGAACGGAACTACCCGGAGGCGCAAGTGTACCTCGCCGAAATGGAGCTGGCCGGCGGTCCTTGCCGCGAATGCCAAAAACCGTGGGTGAAGGTAAACTCGAAAAACAAAATCACCGAATTAACGTACTTCATTCCAGACTGCACTTGCGTAATCGACAAAGAACGCGCCGAGGCCGAGAAAGACATTCGCCAGCGATACAAGATGAGCCGATACCGGAACGCTCACATTCCCGAGGATGAATGGGAAATATCGTGGGACAATTGGGACACCCGGGTTTTCCCGAGCGAGAAAGAAATAAACCGGGCGGCGATTAACCGCGCTATGGACGAATGCGCTAAGTATGCCAGCGGAAATGAGTGGCGTCGCGGTGAAGGGCTCATCCTTTGTGGTTACCCTGGAACCGGAAAGACTCGGTGCGCTTTGAATATCCTTAAAGACATATTGGACGCCAACCCGATGATCCAGGGCGCGTTCATTCACATCGACGACCTTGCGGAACGGATCATTAAGTCCGACGACCATCGCGGATATATCGGTTCGCTACTCGAAAACAGCATCGTTATTATCGACGATATGGACCGTATACCGACCGACAAAGAGTGGATGCGCGGTCAAGTGTTCGGATTGTACAATCGGCTGATCCAGGAAGGCATCGCCATTGTCGGCACCACGAATCTGGAATCTGAGGAAGAAATAAGCCGTAAGTTTGAGCAAGCCATCGTTTCGCGGCTATTCGGTTACTGCCGGATCGTGAAATTCGGCGGTGGTCCCGAAAACGATTACAGGATTTTGCGGAGAGTCTATGAACGATGAAATAGTTAAGGGTGACGTCGTCTCGTTCCTTGGTATACCCGGAAAACCGGATGTTATAAAGGAATCGATCGAAATAGGATCGCTTTCGGAAGTACTGAAAGTGATAGAAGCGTTACCAGGGAACGCAGAAGGCCGGTATTTGATTACTACTTCCCACCCGTGGAAATTGTTACTTTGGGGATTTTTAGCAGTCGCCACCGCGACGGCTACTCATGAAAGCTGCTATAAGAAACTCCCGCCGGCCGAACCGGTTGAAAAAAAGTTATTCGCTTTGTCTGATCTCGGCATCAAAATAAAACCACGAGTCGAATCATGAATCCGATTAAAATAAAATGCACCTGCGGGCGATTGGCTGGCGATCACACGAACCTCGAGGTTGTTCAGGATCATCAGAACCACTCGAGCTTCAACGGTGGCCGCGAACAGCGATCCGCCTATTCCGAGGTTCGGTGCTTGAACCGCGGGTGCCCGGGTCGATGGCGCACTAAAGCCAAGTATGCCGACAACATCCGACGCCGGCACATTCATTCTTAAATAAGGCGCAGCCTGGCGCGAAACAGGTAAGGAGGTCTTATGGTTAGTGACGAAGAAGAAGGCGCGGAGACTATCGCCGCGGCTCAAGATATGGTGAACTACCGGGAGAAGCTGCCGGAAATAATCAGCCGTGTTGGTTTCGATGCTGACGCGAAAGTCACCAAGGTACAGGTTAAGCCCGGACGAAAGAAGCACGTCGAAATCGTGCTTGTTATAGCCCATGAAACGGAAAATACGGCTAACCTGAACGACTTCATCGGCGAGTACTGGAAAGTCAGTTTGCAGCACGATGTTTACCGCAAACCGCTGACCGCCACCGAAATCGATGCCATGAATCAACTATGGCTCGAGTTCGAGAATAAAGTCGGCGCCTAACACTCCGGCCTTCGGGCCGGTTTTTTTTTGCACTTCTGCTATTCCCAATTAGTATAAAAGGTAGTAATATGCCTATTACCAAGGAGACCACGTCAATGCGAACGCCTATTGATATTTCCTTCATGTCGCACCCGATAGACGACGACAAGCGCGAGAAAACATTTACCATCCGAACGATGGCGAAGAAACTCGCGCACGTCATTGAGCAATCGGTGCCGGAGTCCGAAGAAAAGGACGAGGCGCTTAGAAAGCTACAAGAAGCGGTGTTCTGGGCAAATGCCGGCGTGATCCGACCGCGATCGGAATCGGAAGCATGAGGGCGCAAAATCCCCGCCAGGCCGTTAAATCGGTTCTGGTGGTGTTAGTTATAGCCATTTGCGGGTCCATCGCTGTCGTGCTGGCGCGTATGCCTCCCAACCCGGACGATATTCCATGGATGATGACGCAAAACCACGCCGACGAGCAAAGGCGCTATTGGTCGAACTTCGCCGTTCAACGAGAGTTGAACTATACGGAGGTGGTAGAGAAGCTCGGCCAGATCATTACCTACCACCTGTACCTCGGCGGAACCGAGATCGATTCGGTCCAGGTTAAGATACCTTGGAGGCAGAAGAACGCCGACCCGGGCGAGTATGCGCGGCCGACAGAAATACAGGAGGGAACGTGGACGACTACCGAGACTTTACCGACGACGAACTAATACAGGCGATGCGCCGGCCGGTTCGATTCCAGCACTTGGTCACGACCATTAGCGCGTTCGACAAGACCGGACTCGCGTTCCTATTTGTGCGACAGGCCGTGGACCTACGCGACGGAAACCATGCGAGTTCCTTCTCGTCGATGAAACGCGATGGCGCGTGGTGTTTTTTGCGGTTTGCGGATACGAACGAGCCGTTCGGGGTGAAACTATGATCGAGATTAAAGATTCTCACGAAGACAAGATTTGGTCGGAACAGGCAGCGGCTATCCTTAGCAATATCAATATGAGCGTCCACCATCGCGGAGCAGCAATTGAGGAAAATACCGAAACGGCTGCTGTTTATGCAGATGCAATGATTATTAAACTGCGACAGAGAAAATCAGAACAATGAAGATCATAACCGTGCAGTTCGACTTTGAAGGAACGATGGACTATACCAGGCTGCTTCGCGTGTTCGAGAAATCGGCAGCGCGGTATATGCCTAACGCCAAGTTCATCAGCCACCGAATACCGGCTCCCAAGGTTCCGGTCAACGTCAGCCATACGCACTTTACCTCGAACACCGTAAAGCTCGAAATATGGAAAGAAGAAATGGACCGCGCTGACGAACCTATCGTTTTCGCCGACTGCGATATGCTGGCGACCGGCGACCTATCAACTGTTTTCGAGAAAGACTTCGACGTCGCACTAACCGATCGGTACGGTCAAAAATACCCGATCAACGGCGGTATGGTTTATGCCAAACCTAACGATAGGGCCCGTGAGTTTCTCGCGCTGTGGGCCCAAGCTAATCGACGGTTATATGAGGATCCGCAAGAGCACAAAATCTGGCGAGACAAATACGCCGGCATGAACCAAGCTTCGCTCGGGTTCGTTCTCGAAAAATACAAGTTCGACGCCAAAGTGATCCAAATACCATGTTCAAGATGGAATGCTTGCGATGCCGACTGGGTAAATTTCGATGAGGACGTGAAGGTTTGCCACATAAAAGGCCGGATGCGCCGGGCCGTACTGTCACAGATGCAAATAGCCGATATGCAGCCGCACTTGCGCAAGATCGCTGAGATTTGGAGGACTTATGAACGACCAGGAAGTTAACGAAATGTCCTGCTTAGAAATAACATCGACAATTTTCACCAGTTGGAAACTTCAAGAAATGCTTGAACATCTGAAATTCAGATTTCCGAGCATATCCTGGATTCAAACCGGATTTTTTACCGTTCGCGTTACCTTGAAGGGACCAAAAGTAGCGATGGGTGAAATGAAAAAAGAAATCGATGCGTACAACGGAGCGATCGATGCACGGTATTAACGTCGTCAAGCACTATGCTACCTACCAGGAATACGTCGACCACCAGTCGTCTAAGACGCTGGACCCGAAGATACGCGAGTACTTCCTACAGCGCTGGAATACGCGCCTTAAGTGGTTCCACGCCAAGTTTCGCCGGACGCTCAAGGAAGTACAGTTCAGCCGGAAGCACGGAAAATCCGCGCTCTGCCTTGGCGCCCGCTATGGCCATGAGGTCCAGGCCTTCCGAGACTTGAACCTTGATGCCGAAGGTATAGACCTTGTGCCATGCCCGCCGTTGGTCCTGGCCGGCGACATTCACAGCCTGGAATACCCAGACGAATCACAGAACATCGTGTTCACCAACATTTTCGACCACTCATACAACCCGGACGCTTTCCTGAGCGAGATAGACCGGGTGTTGGTTCACGGTGGATTCGTGATTATTCACCTTGCCATAGCGAAGTCGACCGACGAATTTGGCGTCATCGAGCTTGAGACATCCGAACCGATACTCGACCGGTTCCGACAGTTCTCTAAGGTCCGCGCCACAAAATGGGATTACCCGGAGACAAGCGAATACCGGGTCGTTATCAACCGAGCATTTCCGAGAAAATGGGGAGGCCTCAATTGGGAGGTGGTACTTCAAAAAATCTGATCAACACGATCAGGTCTTTCCAACAGCGCGTGGCCACCTTCCGTTGGCTGATGAAGCACCGCAAGGCACTGAGCGAGGCGCAACTAAAGATGATCCTCGAACATCCGCCATGGGAATCGATGCAGCTCTCCAAGGCCGATCGCAAAGGCAAGACGGTCGAGCAAATTCGGGAACTTCGAAAGCAGAAATACGAGCAGGAGATTAAAAATGCAGCGCCATCGGATAGTTGAACTCAACACACAGGCTTTCGCGGTGCAGTGCCGTTTCATGTTCTGGTGGTATTTTCTGACCTCAGACAATCCCGACTATGACACCGTCGTTACTTACAACACCGAAGCAGAAGCCGAGCGATCGATTACCAAGCACAAACTTTCAGTAAAAAGGGTGGTTAAATACTTATGAACGCGACCGAACAATACATAAAACCGGACTGGAAGGACGCGCCGGAATGGGCTTGGCATCGGTGCATGAACCGGTTCGGTCAATGGTACTGGTGCGAGAACAAACCGGTTCCAAACGAAACTGGATACGATTTCACCGGACGATATGAAATATCCTCTGGGCGCGATCAACCGCTGGTTCTGCGAGACAATTGGCAAGGAACATTGGAGGCGAGACCATGAGCACACGTTGGTACGCAATACTCGACCGCCTTCCGCAAGGCGAGATTACTGGGGTGGAACTCGGCGTTTGGCACGGAGGCCTTTCCGAACGGCTGCTTAAGGCGCGGTCAAATCTATTCCTTCACCTTGTCGACCGGTGGCAGAAGCCTACGGCAGACGATTCCTACGCGACCAGTGGCGCCAAGATTGCCGGCATGGATCAGCAGGAGTATACCGACGCGCTCAAACACACTTTAAAACGACTCGCGCCATATCATGGTCGGTATACCGCTCACATCAAAGACACCGCCGACTTCGCCAACGATATCCGCGACCGGAGCATGGACTTCGTGTTCATCGACGCCGACCATTCCTTCGCGGGCGTGATGCGCGACATCACCTCCTGGTATCCGAAGGTCAAGCCTGGCGGATGGATAGGCGGTCACGACTACGACCACCCGGAGCAGGGCGAGGTCAAACGCGCCGTCCACGAATACTTCAAGGACTGCCTGGAACGCCTCGAACTTTCGTACTCGATGACGTGGTTTGTGAGGGTGGAATGACTACTCAAGATTTGGCAGAATCGTTAGCGAAAAAAATAATTGATGGTGACGCTATAGTATTGTCTATTGAGGAAGAACACCGAATCGGCGATCCTCTTATTCGATTTTCCATAAAAGGATTTTCAACAAAAGGAATTAATCGCCCAAACAGTCCGATGCGCGACGTAACTCCAAACACTCCGCAATTGACCGCCGATCCGCCGAGGCTAACATGATCCGCGCAATACTACGCTGGCTCGAGCGCATCATCGACCAAATCTACGGCGAGGCACGGTTTCGCCATAGAATCGGCGAAATGGACGATGGCGAGTTCAAGCAGCTGCAAAAAGACCGCGACGATATGAAGCGCAAGCTCGGGCAGATAGACGACATGGATGCGCGGCGATGATTAAAGAAAAAGTTATCAGATTTAATATGAACGATGTTGTCAAAATAAAATTGACTCCAATAAGTATTGAAATACTTAAAAAAGAACACGACGAACTAAAAAAGTATTTTCCAAAATCAATTGATCCATTTAAAATGCCTGAAATAGACAAAGATGGTTTTACCAAATAT